CGTGCGGTCGGCGTTGTTCAACCTGGAGCTGCTTCAGGTGCGGATGGATCGGGAGAAGGTACAGGCGGACTCGGAGGTCCGCGCTCCATAGTGAGGCATGATCATGGCGCTGGAGAGTCAGATTCTGTATACGGAGCCGTACCAAGACGACAGGCGGGCGATTTCTGCGCCGGCGCCTGGCGAGTCGGTGCGGGCGTTCGTGGAGGATCTGATTGACCGGTTGAAGCAGACGCGTTCGTATTGGGCGCCGTATCACCGGACGATGGTGAGCGACCGGGCGCTGTATGACCCGAAGCAGCGGAGGGCGAACAAGCCATATCCGGAGGCGTGCGAGCTGTCGATTCCGATGCTGATCTACGCGCAGCAGAACATCGTGGCGCGGGAGAAGAAGGCGCTGTTCAGTCCCGATCCGATGATCACGGCGATGGGGCGGCTGCCGTGGGACCGGCAATTCTCCAACGCGATCGAGGATTACCTGCAGCGCCGGCTGGGCCCGCAGTATATGTGCGCGGAAGAGCGGCTGGTGCCGGTGATCAACGGTGCGCATCAGGATGGCGCGTCGTTCGCGTATCTCCGGTACCGGCATGATCCGCGGATGCGGCGCAAGTACGCGCTGGTGCAGCGTCCCTACCAAGACGTCTATGGCAACGTCGGATTGACGCCGCCGCAGCTGGAGCCGGTGCCGGAGCAGTATCCGCTGTATGACGGGCTGGAGATCGTGGCGGTGGACGCGGACAAGCTGGATATTTACCCGCCGACGGCGCGCAGCGTCAGCGAGGCGCACGGGGTTGCGTTCCGGTCGGTGTTGAGCGGCAACGAGCTGCTGATGGAAGGCATCAACGGCAACTTCGACATGGCGGCGGTGGAGTATCTGCGCGACGGGTGGCAGGGGGACGCCTATGAAGGGTCGACCGAGCACACCGCGCGCGGGATGGCGAAGTCGCTGTCGACGCATGATCCGCGCAACTTCACGTTCCGGCCGTATAACCTCACCGAATGCTTCTGGCTGTATTCTCCGCAGCCGGGGATGGTGCCGGCGTCGATCTACCAGATCACCATTCACGAGGAGTCGCGGACGGTGCTGCGCTTCCGGCCGAACCCGTGGTGGCATGGCGAGATCCCGATGGTGGAGTTCGTGCCGCTGCCGGGCAAGGCGGGCATGCTGGGGCGGTCGCTGCCGGACCTGGCGGGCGATAGTCAGCAGTGGTCGACGGTGCTGATGCGGCTCTACATCGACGGGTTGGCGAAGCACATCCACAAGCCGCTGTTGGCGCGGGCGGGGGCGCTGTCGAAGGCGGAGATGGCGCTGTTCAAGCGCGGCCTGTCGCCAGGCGCCATCTGGGAAGTGAATGACCCGGAATCCTTCCGCGCGCTGGAACAGGAGTTGGGCGACGATCTGCAGCTGGTGATCGGCGCGATGGAGATGATGCGGCAGCAGATGGCGCGAGCGACAGGGATGGACGACACGAACCTGGGCGTGCGGAGATCGGGCGATCCGACGGCCACCGAGATTCAGCACACCATTGCCGAGGGAGAGGTGCTGTTCGGCGAGATGACGGACAACCTGGCGCGCAGCTTCTCCCGGTTGGCGCGGCTGGTGCTGGCAAGCGATTTGCAGATGGCGCTGTCGCCGAGCGTGCAGCGGGTGTGGGCAGAGTCGGTGGGGCCGGACCCGACGGGGATGCAGGCGCTGCAGGCGCTGTCCGGCGATTACGACCTGATCAGCGCCGGCAACGCGGAGATGGCGAACCAGCAGATGCGGATGCAGCGGGCGATCCTTCTGTACGACAAGCTGATTCAGAATCCGCTGGTGGCGAACAACCTGATGCACATCCACGCGCTGACGCTGGACCTGGTGAGCGAGTTCCGGGTGCGGTATCCGGAGCGGGTGATCGGGAGCGAGCAGGAAGCGATGATGCAGGCGCAGGTGATGCAGCGGGTGCAGATGGCGCAGATGATGGCGCCGCAGGTACCGGGTGGTGGTAATCAAGGGGCGGTTACGTGACGTAACCTCTCCCCCGGCCCCTCCCCGACGCGGGGAGGGGAGCTGTAGATCGAAAGGGGCTACTGTGTATACACCTGATGAGAAGATGTTTGATCGGCTGAAGAACGATCACAGCTATCACGCGCCAAAACCTGAATTGAATCAGGCACCGCGATATGAACAGATTCGCGGCCAGGCGCTAATTTTTGCACTGTATCTGTTGACAGTGACTCCTCCGAGCCGGGAGCAGTCTTTGGCTCTCTCGGCGCTGGAGGAAGTGGTCTTCTACGCGAATGCGGCTATCGCGCGCAACGAGTAGATACATATCGAAAGGGGCTACTTTTGAACGTTGATTCGATGAGCGAGAAGGAGTTGGAGGGGGCGCTGGTGGGGTTGAGCCAGCTGATGGCGCACCCGCAGTATCCGTTGCTGATCGATTATCTGCAGCAGCGGATGATCGTGGCGGACCAGAGCGTGCACACGGTGCACCGGGACGACGTGGACCGCTGGCGGGGCGTGGTGGACGGACTGGACGTGGCCGTGCACGCGCTGGCGCCGAGTCAGGACGCCGCGGCGAACGGGGATTACGATTCCGACGTGATGCGGTGGATTCGGCGGCAGTTGTCGATTCGGCAGCAGTTGAAGGAAGACGAAGAGGCGGGTGGGTAAATACAGCCAACCCTCACCCCCTGCCCCTCTCCCACCGGGAGAGGGGTGATATAGATCGAAAGGGGCTTTTGAATGACGATGGAGCAACAGCCTGGTCAGCAAATAGGTCCGGTGGTGGCGCCTCCTGCGCCGCTGCCGTCGATGCTGCCGGCGAACATAGGCGGCCCGCCACCGAGCGCGCCGTCGATGCCCAGTATGCAGGGCATGATCGATCCCAACGCGCCGCAGGCGGTGCAGGGTCCGCAGGCGCCGCGGGCGCTGGCCGGTCGATTCCAAACGCCGGAGGAGCTGGAGCAGGCGTATCTGCAATCGCAGCAGTTCATCGGGCAGCAGGCGAACGAGATCGGCACGCTGCGCAACCAGTATTTCAGCCAGCAGCAGCAAATGATCGCGCAGGGGATGGGTTATCAACCCCAACCCGCCGGCGGATACGCGCCGCCGCAGGCGCCCGCCGCGGCAGCCGCGCCGACGCAGGAGGAGCACGATCAAGCGTTGTTCCGCAAGCTGTCGCCGGTGGCTGACCGGATCGCCACGACTTTCTCGGAGTCGATGGACGAAGAGAGCCGCAAAGCGGCGGCGTGGGATATGGTGCTGGCGAACTACCAGATTGCCAAAGTGGCCGCCGAGGGCGAGATCGCGCCACAGCTGCAGGCCACGCAGGCGCAGCAGCAGGCTTTCGCCGCGAACCTGGGCATGCAGCAGATCGATCAGACGGTGGCCGCGGTGATGCAGACCGGACAGTACCCGCACTTGAACCCGGTCGAGCTGCGTTCGGCCATTGCGAAGGGGATCGATCCGGGCGCGTTTCTGAACATGAACCCGATGGACCAGCGCAACGCGGTGGAGATGGTGGCGGGGTATACGGAGTTTCGGTTGGCGCACCAGCCGGCGCCACAGCCGGGGCAGTTGCCGGGCCAGCCGGGGTTTTACCCGCAGCCGGGCATGCCGGCAGGGATGCCGGCGCTCCCAGTGGGGCAGCCGGGGTATGTCATGCCTCCGCAGCCGGGGTACCTGCCGATGCAGCCGCCGGCGCAGTATCCGCAATATCAGATGCCGGCGCCGTATGGCATGCCGCAAGGGTTCGGGGCTCCGCCGTCGAGTCTGGCGCCGGGGTCGATGCCGCAGGCGCCGGTTGACCCGGCGGCGCAGGAGATGGGGACGTTCTACGCGCAGTTCCCGAGCCTGGCGCAGAATCCGCAGCGGATGCAGCAGGCAGTGCAGAACGCGTCGATGCGCATGCAGCGGGGAGGGCGGTATTGATGGCGAGGAGCAACCAGAACAAGCCGAAGACCGCCGTGGTTGAGGAGAAAGCGAAGACTGTTGCTTCTCCCTCGGCGAACCTCACCCCCCCACCCCCTCTCCCACAGGGCGAGGGGGAGAAGGTTGTGCCGATGGCGGGTGTGAGCCTACCGGTGGTGCCGGCGATGTTGCCGGTGAACCGGGAGCCGTCGGCGCGGCGGTTTGTGCCGTATCAGGAGACGCTGCACGCGTTTCCTGGCTTCCACGTGGAGTGCGTGGCGAGCTACCGGGTGGACGAAGTAGACGCGCAGGCGCCGTACCGCGTGCGGCTGAAGAAGGGGTCGGGCTACCTGCTGAACGAGGACTCGTGCAGCGTGGACGGGAACGGATTCCTGCTGTTCCGCGGCTTCTACCTGTATGTCGAGAGCGAGGAGAACTATCGCATTCGCGAGCACGCGCGGACGATGCGGCACATCAACGCGCTGTCGAACCTGGTGGACAACACGCGGCAGGCGGTGCACGGGCACGTGACGGGCGACCTGAAGGGCCGTGATTACGAGGTCGACGGCAACGTGGAACTGACGCAGCGGCCGATCTCGCAGGCGATGACGCTGGACCCGGTGAGCTACGCGGCGATGGCGGGGGCGGGAACGGAAGGACGGGCGGACTCGGAGGTCCGCGCTCCATATCAGAATCCGGCCGTAATGGAGATGGCGCAGGCCATCGCGATGAACATGCTGTCGATGTATGGCGTGGACGTGCAGTGCGGGAGCTTCCCGACGTTGCCGGTCGATGGGCAGCCGGGGGTGGTGGTGGATACTACGCCGGTGATACACGAGACAAATGCAGTGGCGGATTCGGAGGAGTCGCAGGGTACTGCTCAAGGGGTCCGCGCTCCATATAGTGCGCCGGTGACGGCGCCACAGCGTCCGCTGGCGGCGGCTCCGATGGGGCCGGTGGCCAACGGGTGATTCAACACATGGGGAGGTGATCACAGTGATTCGAGCATTTCGCAACGCGTTCGGGGCGAACAACCTGCCGCTTGATGGCCTGGTGGCCGGGTCGGGCGGGGTGAAGGAGTTGCAGATCGTCACACTGGCGAGCGGCGACATCGTGCCGATCGGCGCGACTGGCGATGCTTTTCTCGGCATCGCGCACAACCGCGCCGCGGAAGACGCCGCGGTGCGCGTCGAGGAGGCGCTGCCGGGGCTGGAGTTCGACATCGACATCGATGGGCTGATCTCCGAGGTCTCGCTGCACACGCTGTATGGCGTGACGATTGCCAGCGACGGCGGTTTCTCGCTCAATCCGGACGACACCACGCACCACATCCTGAAGCCCATCGCCGTCTTCACGTCGACGGAGGGCCGGGCGACGGCGCGGTGCCGCTTCCCGATCATCGCGGGCAACCAGGCGGTTGTCGGCGAGGGGGCGTAGGCTCCGCGTATCCATCCGTCCGGGGTTTCGATACGTCCCGATACGTCGGGACTACTCAACCACCGGACTTCGGTCAAACCCGAGTTGTGAGGCTTTCTTATCGGCAACCCGTTTCGGATCGGTGAGGAAGGCGAGCGGCGAGGCGGACAATTGCATATCGCGGATCACTGTGATGGTGCTCGATACTCGAACCTGCCAGTCCGACGCGTTTGACGTGACGGGGAACTGCTCCAGGCATTGACCGGGCGGAATCCAGCGAACACGCACATTCTTACCGTGAGGTGATTGTCATGGCAGATATGCCGGGCATGCCGACCTATCAGGGTCCCACCATTGCGGGCGGAACGGCGATGAATCGCATGGGGTTCCGTCCGGAACTGTTTGTGGAAGGTCTGAACCAGGTGTTCGGACTCGGCGTGGAAACCGTCGAGAGCCGCATCTCGCAGGCGTACCACCAGATGACTTCCCAGAAGGCTTTCGAGCAGATGCTCTCGATGGCCGGCATCGGCTACTTCGAGCGGCTGAACGAGGGCCAACCGGTCCACTATCAGCAGATCGAAAGCCGGTATAAGTCGACGTTCTATCACCTGGACTACGCGACCGGTCTCCGGTTCACGAAGCGGGTGAAGCGCGACCTGCTGTACTTCCAGATCGATGAAGCGGCCAGCCAATTCGGCATGGCGGCGGCAGCCACGCGCGAAGTGCTGGCCGCGAACCTGTTCAACACGGGCGATACCGTGGTGTGGAACGCGGAAGAGAACCTGCCGCTGTTCCATGCCGCGCACCCGTTGAGCCAGCGGAGCGTGGACCTCTCCACGTATGGCAACCTCATTGCCGCCGACCCGGACTACACCTCGTTGCAGGACGGCATCTTGCTCATGGACCAGACGGTCAATGACATGAGCTACCAGATGCACCTGAAGAGCCAGGTTCTGCTGTTCCATTCGAGCAAGCAGTTCCTGGTCGACAAGTGGATGAACTCGCCCGGCGAGTGGTGGAACGCGAACAACGCGAAGAACACGCTTCGCGGCCGGCTGACGCCGGTGATGTGGGATTATCTCGATCCCGACATCATGCTGATCCGCGGGAACACCTTCCGGACGTACTGGTTCGACCGCGATCCGCTGGACACGGCGAGCGACGAAGACTTCGACACGGGTGACACCAAGTACAAGGCTTCGTTCTCCTGCTCCAACGGCGCGAGCGACTGGCGCGGATGGGTGATGATCAAGGGGAGCTAACCTCTCCCCCCTAGCCCCCCTCCCCTACGTGGGGAGGGGGGAACTGTGAAAGGATACTGAGATGAAGCAACCGGCGGATTTGGGTCCGGCTGTGGCGATTGACGGGAGTCTGGTGCGCGTCTACAACGGGACGGGCGGCACGCTGAACCCCGGCACGCTGGTCTACATCAGCAGCTACAACGCGACGTTGGGATACTGCCAGGTGACGAAAGCGCGGGCAAATTCGCTGACAACGCGGGCGATGCTGGTGATTGGCGACGATGCCATTGCCAACGGCAAGTTCGGGTTCGCGGTGCGCGAAGGCATCGTGAAGGGTCTGGCGACGAACGGGCGGACGGTGGGCGACAAGGTGTATCTGTCGTCGGCCACCGCGGGCCTGTGGACGGCTTCAGCGCCGTCGACGGCAGGCACATTCGCGCAAGTCGTCGGCGTGGTGACGAAGGTGCACGCGAGCGCGGGCATCATTCACTTTTACCCGGCTGCGCAGGTGTTGACGGCGTTGCCGTTGACGCTGAACGGACTGACAGCGGACATCACTGAACTGAACCTGGTTGACGGTCAGGCCGCGAGCGCAACGTTCACCATCGGCGCCGAGGGCTCGAACGCTATCAATGTAGGCATTCAGCTCAAGGACGCGATTGGGGCGGATTTGGCGCGGCGCGGTCAGGTGGGCTTCTACCTGGCCGGGGACGCGAACGGGGACACGCTGGCAGCCGCTGCGCCGAACGGCGGCTACGCCATCGGCACGGACGGGCTGCTGATTCAGACGCCGCCGACGTTGACCGACGCGGTGCTCGTGGACGGCAATCTGGCGATCTCCGCGACGGCGGAGAAGTTCAAGACCACGCAGGCGATGGCCTACGCGCTGAACGGCGTGCTGCGCACGAAAGCCGCGACCGACAACCTGGTGTTCACCGCGGCGCACGTGATCACGGCGAGCAAGTTCGGGATCATCGCGCTGCAGATCGACGCGGCCGGCAATGTTTCGACCAAGGTACCGTCAGCCACGCAGGCGTATAACGATGCGCCGACGGCGCTGGCGGCGCTGCCCGCCGCGGACGCGGGGAAAGTGCGTATCGGCTACATCGCCATCGCCGCGGGCGTGGCCGACTGGACGGCGAACACCGATGACCTGACGAACGGCAGCGATCTGACGACAGCCGCCTTCACTGACACCACCGAAAGCCTGCCGGGGACGGTGGGCAAGTCTGGCGTGCTGGTGAGCGAGGCCGATGGGGATATTGACATCACCATCACCGAGACGAGCACGCCGACGTTCTATTTGGCGCTGGTGCTGCCGAACGGCGCGCTGGCCGTGTCAGGCGCGATCACGTTTGCGTAAGGTGTGGAGAGCAGGCGAAGTCGACGCGGAGTACCGCATCGGGCCTGCGATCCCAGGTACGGCCGGGGTTTGTTAGCTCCTTTCCCCGGCCTGCCTAAAAGTTTTCAAGGGGGACGACATGTTACACGAGATTACGATGCCAGGCGGAAAGACGGCACAGGTGGGACGGTTGCAGGATCCGGTGCATACGACGGTGGCGGTATCGGCGACTTCGACAGCGGTGCTGGCGGAGTCCACAACGCGGCAATACGTGCTGTTGCAGAACGACTCCGACACCGACATGTATGTCAACCTGGCCGGCGCGGCAGCGGAACTGCACAAGGGCGTGTTGCTGCAGGCGTATGGCGGATCGCTGGAGTTGGGACCGGCCTACGGAAACGCGGTGCTTGGGGCGATTACGGCCATTCACGGCGGTTCGGGAACGAAGGCACTGCTGGTGACTGTCGGACAGGGGGTGTAAGATGCCGGTTTCCTGTGGGCGGTATATCCCGTCGTCAAGCGGATCGGGCTCGGGCGATATGCTGAAGTCGGTCTATGACGCCGACGGCAATAACGTGGTAGATGCCGTGCCGGTGTTAACATCGACCGACCTGGGCGGCGCCACGCCGAGCGCGCTGCTGCCACCTTCGCAGAACGCGGTGAAGTCGTATGTCGATCTGATTGCGGCCGGACTTTTCCAGCCGCAGGGCAGCATCGACTGTTCGACCAATCCGAATTACCCGGCGTCGTATGCGTATGATGTGTACCTGGTGAGCGTGGCAGGGAAGATCGGCGGCGCCGGCGGCCTTGACGTGCAGGCCGGCGACTTGATCTTCTGCTGGGAGACGACAGGCGCGGGCACGCAGGAGGCGGTGGGCAGCAAGTTCAACATCGTGCAGTACAACTTGATCGCCGCGAGCGAATCCGTAGCCGGTTATATGCAGTTCGTCGCATCCGGTGGCACCACGGCCCTGCAGGCGGTGCAGGGGAGCGACGCGCGGCTTGCGGTGGCAACGGCAGCAAACCGCGGAACGGTGCTGCTCAACGGCGCGGGCAAGGTGCTGGACTCGGTAGAGTCCTTCGCCTTCCGCATCGGCGGCGTGGCGGCGGCCAGCGACTTCACGAACCTATTCCGCTGGCCGTATGCCGGGACGATCCTGGGCTTCCACGTCTCGAACATCGGCGGCACCAGCATTACTGGCGACTGCGACATTTGCGATACCGCCGGCGCGGCCGTGGTCAACGCCTTCAGCAGCGCCGACCTGACGGCCAACGCCGGGGCGTGCACGGAGAACGGCGCGCTGGCGCACACGGCCTTCACCGCGGGACAGCATTTGGGCTGGCACACGGAGAGCGTCTCCGGGACGAATACGAGCGCGCTGGTGACGGTGCGGTTCAAATACACGTAGAAGGGGTCAGTATGAGTAGCGTTTGTCGGGTGAGTTTTGGCGCCGACCGGTGGCGGGACCGGCATTGATCCCACGACGGCGGACGGGGTAGCGCTGATCAATGGAGGTTAGCATGATAACAGAGACACACGAGAAACAACTGGCCGTTCTGCTGGACGGCCTGGGCGATGCGGGTATTGCCGCGCTGGTTGAACTGGCGCGCGACATCCCAGTGGCAGACCTGAAACTGGGGCTGCTCGTCGCTAAGGATGAGTTGATGCGCGTGGCGGTCATGCGCGAGCTGACCGACGACTTCAACAGCGGTGATGCGGACGCAATGGACGCGTCGCGGGCCATCCTGCGGAAGATGTATAGCCAGCACGCCGCCGACCCGGCGACCGACAGTTACCCCCTCTCGCTGGTCGAGGTCGCGGCGCTGCCCAAGGCCGATATCGTCAGCTTGTTTGATGCCGTCGCCGATCCCCTGCCGGGGACGCTGGTATCACGTCCAGAGGGCACCTAAATGGCATTGAGCGCAATTACCCTGTCGAACAGCACACTCGGCACGGTGGACACCACCAATCTCTCGCATAACGGGACTTATAACACCTTGCAAGAGGGTGACACGGTGAACCTCGTGAACCTGGTCAACGACGAGTGGCATTGGGGGTTCGGCGGCACTAAGCCACTGAAGAAAGTGGCGTTCTGGTGGGACGTGCACTCGGACCAAAACTATGTCTATGGAACGGATGAGTTCCGTGTCTACTACATCCCGCCGGGGCAAACCGGCGCCACCGCAGGCGTCAAACCTGCTTATGTGCTCTTTCACACGTTCACAGCAGCGGAGTGGAGTGGCGGTGCGGTCTGGGTGATGGACACGCTCTATCACCTCTACTACGAAGCGGCGTCGAGCGTCGAGGCCGAAGGGCTCTACCTCCAGTCGGTGCGTTCGGATTTCTATTATCCCTACGAAGGTGGGGTGTTGAGCCTGGACGAGATGCAGGCGTGGGAAGCGTCGTCCGGTGGCGGGACCGGCATCGACCCGACCACAGCAGACAGCGTGGCGCTGATCAACGGAGGGTAGGACGATGCGCAGCATCAGCCAGATCGCGCGCCGGGCGGCGCGGATTTACGGAAAAACCGGCGTCGACGAGACGCTCTATGAAATCTACGTCGAGGAAGCGTGGCGCGACCTGGTGCGCGAGGTAGGCGGCGTCTACACGCGGACTGCTTCAACGCCGCTGACCATCGGCCAGCGCGAGTTCTCGCTGCCGGCGCGGCTGCGCGAATTTCATCCGGAGGGAATCTACCTGGGCTACCTTCCGCGCACAGTGCACAGCGCGGCGCTGGCGGCCAACGTAGTGACGGTGGAGACGGCGACGGCGCACGGGCTGGCCGCGGGGATGCTGGTGGCACTGTCGGGCGTCGATGCGGCGAACGGACTGATTCTTAACGAGATCGTCTATGAAGTGGTGAGCGCGCCGACGACGACATCCTTCACTTACGCGCTGGCGGACGTTGACGCGGGCGACACGGACACGGCCACCGCGGATACGGGGCAGGTGGTGTGTGGGTATTCCCCGCAGCTGCTGGCTCTCTCCGCCGAGGCTCCGGCCGGCGCGCTGACGATGGGCAACCCGACGGCGTACTACCTGGTGGACGATTTGACGCTTGCCGTGTCGCCGGTGAGCGTGGGCGCCTTCCCCGAGCTGATTATGGTCTACGATGCGGAGGAGGCGGACGATCTGGACGTGACGGCCAGCCTGCCGCTGCCGGCGTGGATCGAGCCGGGGTTGATGGCGTATGCAGCCGGACAGGTGGGCGACCTGGATCAGCAGGCAGCGGCGGCGCGGTTTCTTGACGTGATCCGCAAGTGGCGCGAGGCGCGGAATCGGCGCGGGGGCTGGTCGGCGATGAACGAAGACGGCTGGGGGGCGTGACCTCACCCACCAGCCCCCTCCCCGACGCGGGGAGGGGGAGTCGGCTGTCGGAAGGAGTGCACGGTGGATTTGACGGCGTTGCAGGCGATGCTGGCGCGCGATCTGAATGAGCCCACCACGAACAACGCGCGGTGGACGGCGGCGATGGCGACGGCGGCGCTCAATGAAGTGTACGTGGAGCTGGCAACGGTGGCGGAGCGCTTTACCCGCGAGTTCACACTAACATCGGTGAGCGGTCAGCGGACGTATACCCTGCCGGGCGACGTGGTGCGGGTGCAGCGGGTGACGTATGACGGCGGACTGCCGATGGCATTCGCGCAGGTGCGCACGCTGGAGATCATCGATCCGAGCTGGGAAGTAGCAGTGAGCGGCACGCCGCGTCGGTATTACACGCCGGACGCGCGCGGGCTGATGGGAATCTACCCGCCGGCGAATACCAACGCGAAGAATCTGGCGGTGCGCGCGGCGATCATCCCCTTTGCGCACACGCCGACGACACCGACGGGCGGGATACTGCCGCTGGTGACTGGCACAGACGTGCCGGCATTCCCGTCGCAGTTTCATCCCTTGCTGGTGCACGGGGCGGTGCTGACCATCGCGACGCGGTACCGGTTGAATGACGAGTCGGAGGCGCGTGTTGGGGCGGCGAAGGGGGATTACGATTCGCTGATGGTGGAGTTCCTGGCGTGGGCTGGGAAGTGACGATTCACCACAGAGACACAGAGGACACAGAGAAAGGGGCGGACTCGGAGGTCCGCGCTCCATAATGAGAACAGGGTTTAGCATTCACAATTTTGCTGCCGGGTTGCGGACGGACCTTCGGGCTTCGGAGTTGCCGGAGGGGGCTTCGCCTGCGTGTGAGAACGTGATTTTCTCTCGGGGGACGGTGGCGGTGCGCGAGGGCCGGGTGGCGCATTCGACGGTGCCGGCGGACACGCTGACGGCCGGGCTGCGGGCGCTGTGGCCGTATGCGCCGTCGACGGGGCGGAAGCGGCTGATCGGCGCCATCGGCACGCAGTTGTATGCGACGGACACGGCCACGCAGACCTTCACCAGCTTCCTGAAATTCAATACCACGCTGGGCGCCGGCAACGTGCGCGGGGCGCAGTTTGGCGATTCGTTTTACCTGTGCGACGGCGTAAACCCGGTGAAGAAGCTCTTTGGGCTGACCAACAGGACGGTGACGCCAACCGCCATTACGAACACGATCACCTGGGGCGGGACGCGGCGCCCGTATGGCCTGTGCCTGGGCCCCACGGTGGGCGGGCACTCGACACTGTTCATTGTCAGCAATCCGCTGGGGTCGGTCTACCACATCGACGCGACGGACGGGACGGTGCTGGCCACGCTGACGGACGCGAGCCTGACGAATCCGGTGCAGGTGCTCTATCACACCGCCACGGGCACGGTGATCGTGCTGGCGGACCATACAGGCGGCACGCCGTCCGGTTTCATCTTCAGCTATAGCGGCGGCACGTGGACGGCCGGTGTCACCTTCGGCGCGGGCACAAACGACGGCGCACTGGCACACCTCTACGACGTGACGAACGCCTGCTGGAACGACGATCAGACGCTGATGGCCATCACGCAGGGCGAGCAGGCCATGGTTGGCGATCACGTGAAGATCTACACCTTCGACGGCACGCCGAGCAGCCAGTTCAACCTGACGTGCGACAACCCGTGCTCGGTGGCGTGGCACGGCGGTTACCTGTGGATCGGCGATTCCGACCTGCAGCAGATATCGAAGGTGACGGAAACGGGCGGCGTGATCGACGTGTGGCAAGACACCACGCTGATCGATTACCCGTTCGATATTCGCTACGTGCCAGCGGCGGACACGCTGCTGATCAGCGCGGCCGGACTCGATCAGGTGGTGGAGCTGGACCTGTTCGGCAACCTGGTGGCGACGTATGGCGGGCCGGGGCTGGCCGTCGGGGAGTTCGACGCGCCGCACGGCCTGGCGGTGGATTCCAGCAGCCTGACGTTCTACGTGAACGAAGGGAACACCACGTCGACCAACAAGCGGGTGCAGAAGTTCGTGATCGCCAACATGGCGCTCGATACCACGGCGGTGCTCGAGCTGACCGACCCGCCGACGCCGACCCCGCCGGCGGTGACGCTGTATCAGAACCTGGTGAACAATTACGACGCCGGCAACTACGACATCGGCGTGACGTATGCGCGGCTGGAGGAGCGGCAGCTGGTCGAAGGCGACATGATCAGCATGCGCTGCACCGTGCCCGCCGCGATGACGGACGCCACGGGCTTCACCGTGCGGATTGACATTACCAATGAGATGGCCGTCGGCGATTTCTTCTACATTTACCTGAAGCTGCCGGGCACGACGGATTACCTCTACATGGGGCGCGAGCGGATCGGCACGGGCGACACGACCGTCACCTACACCTTCACGACCCCGCCGGTGGATGGCACGCCGATCCATGAAACGTATCTCAATCGCCCTCCGGTGGGGTGCTCGCTGCTGATGGAATGGTTCGGGCGCATGGTCTACGCGAAAGGGGATGTGCTGTATGTGTCCAATCCCGCCGACGCGGAACGCATACCTCTGCTTACCGATGATCTGTATCCTGCTGATTACGGCACATGGATGCGGATCGGCAGCGACGGGGACGCCATCACCGGGTTGGGAAAACTCGGCACGTTCCTGGTGGTGTTCAAGTCGCGGAGCGTGTGGCTGGTCAGCGGCGACGGGTGGGCCGAGTATCAGCGGATGCAGATCGATGCCGTGCACGGGTGCGTGCGACATGAAAGCATCATCTCCGCCGAGAACCTCATCGCGTGGGCCGGACCGGACGGCCTGTTCTACTTCGATGGGCAGCGGGTGGACGAGTTCACCGCGGTGCGGGGCGCGTACCAGTCGGTTGCGGCAGCCGACCGGGCGGGCGCCTTTTCCGCGTATGATCCCCAGACGCGTCGTGCGTATTATTTCCTCCCATCCTCCGTAAGGCTGGCAACTCCCTTGGGGCAGGCGCTCGTATTTGACTTCACGGTGGGCGCCTGGACGTTGTTCACCATCCAGCCGAGCGGCTGCGCCTGCTGGATGGGCGACGCGGCCACGCCCGGCCTGTACGCCGGCGATCCCTACGGCGCGACAAATACGGGGAAGCTGTACCGGCTGGGCGTGGGCACTACCGACGCGACGAGCGACGGCGATACGCCCATTTGCTTTACCTGGCTCGACCGACTGCGCGAGCCGTTTCCGGGCCAGTATACGGACGTGGAGCGCGTTGGCTTGCAGCTGGCGCGCTACGTGGTGCAGAGTCCGGTGGTGTATAACGATTACGTGGGATGCGGACTGTACGCGAACACGCATTACAACTATCCGAGCGATCTCTACCAGGTGGCCTACAGCGGCCATCTGACGCGGCCCACGACACAATACCAGGCGCACGAGATACGATGGAGCCCGGCGCCGCTGGCGAGCGTGGCGGCCTTCCAGGTGCAGGTGATCGGGCAGGCGTGCACGGCGTTTGAGATTTCGCGGATCGATGTGGGGTGCGTGAGCACGGGGCGGGTGGCGTAATCGGTGCTCCCTCACCCCCTTCCCCTCTCCCATCGGGAGAGGGGGGATAGGCTGGTTTGACGATGGTGGCGAAGACTGGAACATTTTTGCCCGGACAGGCTCCGGGGGTGCGGGAGCAGGTGCTGGAGCGCGAGGGGTGGAGCGGCACGTTCTCGGTAATTACGAACGTTGATTTCACCGCACAGACGGTGAAGCGGCGGACGGTGACGGTGCATCGCGGGAAGATTATTCACGTGGGCGAGGAGGTGTGAGATGGCGTATCACGGCAACGGGATCGGTTCGCAGGGGTTGAGCGGGTCAGAAAACTGGATGCAGAACCTGGGATCGCTGGCACAGAGCCTGGGCGATCAGTATACGCAATACGTGCCGGGGCTGAACCAGCAACTGTCCGGCATGATCGGACAGACGCCGCAATGGATGACCGACCAGTACCGCAATCAGCTGGCGGGCATTCAGCGCGGCGGCACCGCGGCGATGAGCGGGGCGCTGAACACGCTGTCGCGGAACGGCATGATGCAGAGCGGCCAGGCGAACAACCTGATGGCCGGGGTAGCGCGCAACCAGGGGCAACTGGCCGGGCAGGCGTATAACCAGCTCGGGCAGCAGGCGGACGCGCGGCAGCAGCAGTTGATACAAATGCTGCTGGCGAGCGCGAACTCTGGCATGGGTGGCGCGATGTCCGGTTACAACTCGATGGCCTCGTATTATGGTAATCAGGAAGAAGCGAAGGGCCAGACAACCGGTGGGCTGCTGGGCATTGCCGGCAAGTTGTTGGGCAACATTTTTAAGTTCTAACGGGGGTGGGCGATGGCCGGAAATTTTGGCATCGGATTCATGAAAGGGTTGCTGCCGGGATTATCGTCAGCCGCCGACGATATGACGCAACGTCATCAGATGGCGGACGCGCGCGCGTATCAAGATAAGCGCGATGAGATGCAACATCTGTGGCAGGCGATGGAGAATCAGAAGAATCGAGATTTTGAAGCTGATCAGACCAAAACGACACGCGATATACAAGCGGAGCAATTACGCCGCCTGTATGAACAGAACAAATCGGTAGGCACGCTGTTTCCAGGGCTTGTGGACGCAAATTCCCCAATTGCCGGCATTGCCAGCTGGCTGATGTCGTTTTATCGACAGACAAATAACGATATTCTGCAAAGTGGTCCAAAATATAACGAGAGTATCAACACCGGTTTTGATGCCACGACGACGGCGAACCGACTGTCAACGATGCGCAACACCGAAGACATGTCGCAGGCAGCGCAGTTGTTCCGCGCGTCCAAATTGCGCTGGGACCAGGATCAGACCGATTTAGGAATTGCACGCACCAGAATCGATGCCTCGCCGACAGGGTTGGCCGCGTACTCCGGGCAATACGACGCGCAGATAGCGCAGCAGCTCGCCGACATCATGCGCAATAAGGAGTATACCAGCGATCCCTTCATCGATGCGCGCGCGTCCGGCGCGGCGGCGACGACGGCCGGCAACCAGGCCAACATTCTGCAGTCGAAGGAGTTCATTAACAACGCGCCGGTGCGGCAGCTCACAAACGATTTCATGAAGCAGCGAACGCTGAACGAGCTGGCGGCAGAAAACAAAAAGGGACAGTTGACGGCGCCGGGCGGGACGTATCTGGACCCGATCACCTGGGCGCAACAGACACTTTCCGGCGATACGAGCATGCCGCTGGCGACGCGGAAGAAATACGCGGCGAAGTTTTTGGATCAGGCCGTCAGTAAGTATGGTTGGTCAGCGAGCGAGCGGGCGGCGGCGCAGTCGGCCATCGACAACACCTTTTTCGGCAACGTGGACGGACAGCCGGTGCGGATGGACCCGGAACAGTATGCCAAGTGGCAGACGGCGGAAGACACGCGGCAGATGAACGCGCTGTACAAGGCCGCGCAGATCGATGCGCTGGGTAAGAAGGGCAGCGGCGGCGGTGGCGGCGGCGGCGCGCCGCGGTACCTGGTGAACACGGCGCTGGGCCCCATTGAATTGACGGGGAGCGAGGCGCTGGCCGAGGTGCGCCGGCAGGGAGACGCCAACAGCTACAACCCGAAGACGTGGGCGGCGGAGACGAAGAGCGCGCGGGACGCCGTAGCGAACCAGATCAGCAGCTATGCTGCCCGCGGGATGGACGCGCCAGCGGAACTTCACACGCAACTCGAAGAGATGAATCACGCGCTGGCGTCCGGCCCGCCGAAGCAGCTCGGCAAGGGCGGCCCGTGGGTGGGCGGCGATTATCGCTCCTGGGACAACTACGGCGGCCAGAACTTCCAGAACTTCGCCAACAGCCTGGTGGGCACCCTCGGGCGCACGGAAGCCGACCGGGTGCTGCGCGAGGCAGCGAACATTGTGCAGATGATTCAGCAGGGCGGCGCCACGCCGGATCAGGTATATCCCACGCTGAAAGCCAGTCTGCGGCGGAAGTACCCGTCGCTTGCCAACCTCGGGGAGTAGGACCATGGCCTTTGATCCACAACGCTTCGCCGAACAATACGCGACCGGAACACTGCCGACGGCGCCCACGCGACCGGTGGCGGGCACGCGCGCGAGCGCGCCGAGTGGTCAGGCTTTCGACCCGGAAGCGTTTATTCAGGCGTATGTGGCGGCGACGGGCGCGCCGGCGCCAGTAGAAGAAAGCAAGGAAGACATTTATCGCCGCGCGATGGCAGACCGCCTGCACGGGCGCTCGACTGTCGGCTATCACGAAGGCATGGGCAAAATTTCTCCGACTTCACCAGTTGTCTCGCGTGCACCTGGTGCGTTGACGGACGCGCAGCGGTTCGCACTGCAGCAGCTCACCCCGGCCAACCAGGCGCCAACCATGCCACCGGCTGCGCGTGCGAGTGATCTTCGTGCGTCGGCAGCGCTCTATGATATTACGGGTTCACCGACACGCACACGGCAAGAGATCATGCAGCGGAATGCCGCAATCAACGCCGGCAATACTGGTCCAGAAAGCAGCATGAGCCCGCACGTGCAGCACTTGATTCGTGACGTAAACAGAGCACTGCCGATCCCGGAGATGTCGCCAGAGGAGTTCGCGCGTCTGCGGCAAGAGAATTTGTATCTGAATAACGGTCGAGAAGAGACCGGTGCACTGCTGCAGCGCTCGATGAATATTGACCCATCCACCGGTCGGCAACGAGTCGGGCGTCTCGCCAGTGCCGGCAACCAAATCATGGGATTTCTGGCGGGAGGACAAAAAAACGATGAGTTTAGTCCACTCGATAACTCGCTTCGACAGCAAGCGTCGTCAATCGCGGCGGCTGCGCAATATAACCAGCGCTACCCGATGAGCGATGCCATGCAGCGCGGCGACTTCGGATTCCTGGGCATTCCCGGTTTGATGGAGACGGTTGCGCGTTCGTTTGGGCAGCAGGGCATACAAAATACGCTGGTTGGCTCACTCCCCGTGCTGGGTGGTATCCTCAATGCTCCCACGAACTATCAACTGGAATACAGCAACGAAATGTTGCAAGTGCTGGAAAAAGCCGCGGCACAACTAAATGTGCGCGTTGACTGGACCAATACTGATGCGGTTGAGACGTTTCTGTTGCGCAATCCTGACATCGCCAGTCGCGCGCTGAATCGCGGCAATGCAAAAGCCTCGGGGATTGTGGGGACTGACATGGCTACCGGTGCTGTGCTCCCCAGTGCTCTGACGCGTGTCGGTGGCTCGCACGTTATGAGAGCGGGCATTGGATCAGCGATAGAGGCTGTGACTGAAGGTGGTGGTGAGGCGTATTCGCAATTACTTGCCAATCAGAGCGAGGGCATGCCATTCAGCGAGGCTGTCAGAAAAATCGATCCGCGCGAGGTTTTGCTTGAATCATTAGCCGGTGCGTTTGTCAGCATTCCAGAAGTTGCCGGCGCTACCTGGTCATCACTCGAAGAAAGTCGGTTGAACCGTCAGCAGACTAATTCTGTTATACCAACGACTCCAGATGCAATTAATTTTGGTCACTTCATTGATGCAAAAGCGCGCAATGCATCTCCGGTGCCGCCACGCGGAATTGTTCCTTCGACACAGGCGGGGCGGATGCCGGCGGTGGAGGGGTTGCCTTCGGCGGCGCCGTCGATGGTGGTGCGGCCGGCTGGCGTGTTGGCGCCGAGTGCTCCGGTGGTAGAGACGCCTCCGGTGTCTTTTCCCTCGACCAACCCCACCCCCCTACCCCCTCCCCCACAGGGAGAGGGGGAGCTATCGTCAGTGGCGAGCGATGCGGGGGTGGCGTCTACTGATCCGCTGGTGAATGCGGAACAGATCCTTGGGAAAATGCAGTTGACGCCGGGGAAGGCGGTGTCGAAGCGGCAGGCGGATGAGTTGTCAAGCGTGACTGGACAACTGCGGACGCATGCTGACGGGATGGACGCGCGCGGGGAGGATTCGACGGCGACGGACTTGCGAGTGCTGGCGGATTTGCTGGAGTACCGGGCGGCCGGCGGCGAGCTGTCGGCGGAGCGTGCGGGGGTGATTCGGGCGGGGTATGAGGGGACGGGGGCTTCGGTTGAAACTCCGAGAAATGCTGTCACTGGCGTCACTGGCGTCACACCTGACACACCAGGTGCAGGCGATACGCCTGCGGCAGTGAAGGCGCCGGCGCCCGCCGATACATCGATTTCCAATATTCCCACTTCTACAGAGGGAGAGGGTCAAGTTGGGACGTCGGTTCCGAGTGCAAGCGAGACGCCTGCGGCTCCGGAGAACGGGTTGCCGATTCTGGTTTCTACGCGTGATGTGGATTCGACGCTGGCGCGGACGGCGTTCAGCGGCACGTCGTTCTCGCCGGAGAAACGCGGGGCGGCGATCCAACAGGATTACGTGGATCACATGCACCGGGTGTATGCCCTGTTCCAGCCCTACGCGACGACGCCGGAGAAGTCGGCACTGCTGGCCGAGGAATTGCAGCGGTACAAGGTGGGCTATCTGCAACGGTTGCACGCGTATCTGTCCGCGCACGGGAAAACGATGTCCACGATGATCACCGGCGGCTCGAAGTTCCCGGTGGCGTCGAATGCGAAGAAGATGGCGAGCGCAGACAAACGGTTCTCCGAGCTGATAGAGTGGTCGGACCGCGCGCAGCAGGCGATGCGTAAGGTGATTGCGCCGGAAACCTCGCGCATGATCTCGTCCGATGATGAGCTGGCTATCGAGAAGCTGCAGGCCAAAATCGACAAGGCGGAAAAGGTGCAGGAAGCGATGCGCGGCGTCAATACCATTCTGCGCAAGCGCGGAATGTCGGACGCGGACAAGAAAGCGTTGATCAGCGAGCGCTTTGGCTTCAGTGAAGAGACCATCGCGAGGATCTTCACACCGGATTATCTGGGGCGCACCGGCTTTGCTGATTACGAGTTGTCCAACAACAACGCGAATATCAAGCGCATGCGCGATCGGGTGTCGTTGCTGACCAAGCAGCGCGCGGAGACTTCGCAGGATATCTCCTTCACCGGGGGGCGCGTTGTGGATAACGTCGAGGACAACCGCGTTCAGATCTTCTACGACGACAAGCCGGACAAGATGCAACTGGCACTGTTGAAAGGGGCGGGGTTCAAGTGGGCACCATCGGTGGGTGCGTGGCAGCGGCAGCGGTCGAACAATGCGACGTGGGCGATCAAGCGGATCACCGGGGTGGATCTGGAGGCGGCGCCCGCCGCGTCTTCATCCTCGGATGCCACGGTGGCGCCGACGTTCAGCCAGGTCGAAGAGACGCCGGCGGTGGTGGTTCAGCGGTCGAGCACGTCAGACCTGAAGACGCGATCCGATTCAGGGAGTCTGAATCGATCCGCTTCGGAGGGCAGTAACGGCCAGGAGTTGAAGACTTCACCTGGGCCAAATCCCTTGGGACGAAACCACTCTGATCCATCCCAGAGTTCGGCGACGAGTTTGCCATCTTCGAGCAACACGCGACCAGGAGAACCATCGGTCATAAAGAGCACGCCAATATTTAATCCCGTATCCATAGAGGAAACCTCCGCGAGAAGTATACTCCAGCCGTATGCGACTGTCAAAGAAAATTTGCAAGCCGCGCGCGTTGTGCAACCGGCATTTGATGATTTGCTTTCAGAGATTACTGCCGATTTGGATGATGTGCGTCTCGACGGTAGCCGGCTCAAGGTTGATAAAGACAACCCCAATAACCCCTCAAAACGACTGCTGTATAAAGTCGATGAGTTGCGGAAGCCTCCGAATACGATCTCGGATTATCTGGGCGGGCGGTTAATCGTCCAACAGCTTTCGTCGTTTGATATCATCGCTTCAAGAATGCGCGAGCGCAGTATTTTGTTGGATGAGAAGGATAAGTTCGATAAACCAACAGAATACGGCTACCGCGCGCGTCATTTGCAGATTCGCCTGCCTAATGGCATGAGCGCGGAAGTGCAATTGGTGCCGCAGCAGCTCGCCGATCTGCCCGGCTACCATAAACTGTATTCCACAGGTCGGGACGAAACTGATTTCCTCAAGCAGCAATCGATACAGTTGCAGGCGCGCGCGATGGCGGAACCGGCCTATCAAGAATTTCTGAAGCGGCAGCAGGGATTGACAGGCACAAAAGCGCTTGAGCAGGCGGTGTCGCTGGCGCGCGGGAAGTCGGATCGGTCGCTGCAGTCGCTGATCAGCGGATTACCGGGCACGGACACGGATGTATACGATGCGTTGCAGGTGATTCAAGGGATTCGCCGCGAGTATGGCAGTGGGCAGTTGACCACGCCGGACAAGTTGCGCGCGGAAGCGAACCGGTTGGACGCCGAGGCGGACCACTACGAGACGGATGCCGAGAGCCTCAACCTGGATGCCGCCGACGAAATGCGTCAGACCGCCGCAGTGCTGCGCGTGATGGCCGACGGGCAAGCCCGCGAGAGCGGCGTCCTGTTCACCGCGCCGGCGCCGCCGGCTCCCACCGGCTCTTTTACACAGCCCTACTATCGTCAGGGCGTAGGGCGGCTGACGGTGCGTTTTCCGAATCAAGAGCATCAGGACCTGTTCAACCTTGCGCGGGACGTGCAGCGCGCCGAAAAGGCCGACACGGACGCGGCACTGTCCGCCTGGACTGATCACCTCGATCACCTGCTGCAGTGGTACGGACTCGCAGCCCGCGATCTTACGCGTTCGCAGCAGGAAAGAGCATTGCTCACGGAAGCCGCGAATTACGTCAAAGCCGTGCGCAAGGGCGCGGATGGCACGTCGGCACAGCGTGAATATGCCGCGCCGTGGGTGGTGAGCGAGCAAACCGCAGCGGAAAATATGGCGCGCACCGGCGCGGTACCGGCTGTTGTGCCGCCCGCACCGCCCGCTGAAGCTCCGACTGTTGCGAAAAAAGCAAAGAAAAACGCGCCGCCGTCCGCCACACCCGCGCCGATCGCGCCGGAGCCGTCGAAGCGTCCCGCGGCGGAATTGCCGTATCGCACGGCGCTGGACGCGTTGAAAGCCCGCCGCAGTTTGGATACCGACGAGCAGGCGTGGAGTGCGTTGCGCACCGACGTGCTGGCGTCGATCCGGCTGGGCAAACCGTTCAACGAAGACATGGCCAAGAAGGTCGGCGTGCTCAAGCCGCCGTTCTACCGCACCTACACCGCCGAAGGACTCATTGAGGCTGAGTGGGACATGCCCAAGGGGAAATACACCATTGGGCGCAATTTCGGCAAGGATGATTACGAAGAAGTCGCCGTGGTGCTGATGCGGCACCAGTATGACGACTTGCCCGCCTTCGCCGTGACGGAGCGCGCGTCCGGCTATACGACGATCTATACTGGCACGGAGGTGCAGACGATCCGCGACGGCGACGTGCCGGCGGTGACCGCGACGCACGATCCTGCCGCGTTCGACGCGCTGGTGCGCCGGTACCTCCTGCCCGCCGATGAGACCAACCGCGCCGTCAACCTGGCCGCGCAGACGCGCATGGCGCAAGTGCAGGAAGAGATCGACGCGGAACACGCCGGCGTGGTGATCAGCGAGCGTATTCCCGCCGATGATCGCCCGGCGGTGGCCGGCGCGCTGAACAGCCGTGAGGATGGCGTGGTGATCATGCCGCCGAAGTCCAAGGCGGGTCTGGTGCTGTACCCGGTGGTGACGGCGCGATATCGGGGGAGCGTTGACCGCACGGCGCTGCACCTAATCGAGAAGTGGGGCCAACCCGCCAAGCGCGGCGGCTTCGCGCCGGACGGAATGGCCGACGATGAAGACTTCGTGCAGGCGATGACCACACCGGGCGCGTCCTACAATCAAGCGGCCAGCCGGCATCTGGCGGACATTCAGGCCACCGTGACCGAGCGCCAGACGCGCCGGCAACGCACCACCGGCGACGTGCTGACCACAACGTTCCCCACGCTGGAGGTCGCGCCGTCGCGCAAAGACACCGACGTGCACCGCCTGGTGCAACGCGGCGACATGAGCGCCAGCCAGCGGCGCGGGGCGGAATACGAGCGGGAAGACGCCGAGTGGACGCAGCATTACAGCCGGGTCTACGTGCGCAACGGCATGATGGCGAGCGTGGAGTTCTACGCCACGCTGGCGCCGGAGCGCTGGAACCGCACGCAGAGCGCTACCGCCAGCGTCTACACAAAAACGACGCTACAGGATGGCGTCTACCAGTTGACGCGCACGGGATGGACGCGCGATGACGCCTTCACCCCGGGCGCCGGCGAGCTGACGACGCTGTTGCCGTCGCAGTCGCATGGCACGCTGACCATCAATCTCGCCGTGTTTCGCGAACTGGCGACAACGGTGCTCAAATATACGGCGGAACCTTCCGATCAGCGCACGAGCCTAACGCACGTGCTGTTGCAGGTGCAGGGCGGCGTGGCGCGGCTGATCGCCACGGATACTTACCGTCTGATCGTGCGAGAACTGCCGGGCATTGCCGACACGCTGCAGGATGGCGAGTACGCGCTGACGCGGACGCTCATCGACCTGGTAGCCAAGGAACGCAAAAGCTCCGGCGTCACCCTGCGCTTCGGCGACGAGACGCTGACTGCGGACACCGGCACGCTCATCCGCGTCGAGCATCGCGGGCGCGGCGGCTATCCGTCGTATGAGCGTGTAGTGCATAGCGACGTGCCGACCACGTACCAGCTCAACACGGCGGAGTTGCGCATCGCGATTACGACGGTGGCGCCGTTCGTGTCGGACAGTGGCAAAATCGTTGTTTATGCCACCGGAGACCATCTGTATCTCTTTGCCTATGATTCCGCGCGCGAGGCGGCAAAGATCGCGACACTGCGTTCCGTGCCCATCGGAGCGACCGGCATCTCTCCTACTGATGATTTGTCGCTGATTATGCCCATGCAGATGCTGGGCGGCGATTTGCCGAAGACTTCCGCGACGCAACCCCACCCCGCCGGGATACCGGCAGACGCGAAGTACATCACGGCCGGCAACGTCCAGTACCTGCGCGATGCCATTGACGCCTTGCGCACGGAGGAAGTCGAGCTGGGTATTGTCAATGAACTGTCGCCCTTCACGCTGGTCGAGCGTGGTGCGCGCCAGGCGCCGGCGAAAGCCACGGTGGCCGATACCAGCGCCGTGCCGTTTCCCGGCGCGCTGACGACGTTTGACGCGCACAAACCCTTCACGGGCACGCAGCGTTCGTCGCTGCCGATACTCTCGATGGCGCTGGTGCGCAATGGGGTGATGACCTCTACTGATCTGTCGGTCGCGATCAGCACGCCGACGGACCTGGCGGACGGACTGTATCAACTGGTGAGCGGCAAGGGACATGCCGAATGGGTGACGGCGCCGTATCCCGCCGAGGAGTTCCCGACCATTCCGACGATTGCCGACCCGCACACGGCGACGGTGGACAGCGGGCAGTTCACCCGCGCGCTCAAGCGCGCCTTGCTCTCAGTGTCCGATGATGATGCACGCGCGGTGCTCAAGCACGTACTCTTCCGGGTGGCGAACGATCAGCGCAGCGCGCAGGTGATCGCCACCGACGGCATGACGGTAACGGAAAGCACGGTGCGGCTGCAGGGCGACCTGCCCGCCGGCGACTATCTGATTCCCGCGCCGTTTGGCGACAAGCAGTCGCTGCCGGCCTTGCTGACGCGCGAACAGGCGCCGCAGACGATCACCCTCACAGTGGGCGATGGTAAGACCGGGTTGCTGCAGGTGGATGACGGCAACCAGCAGCTCATCACCCGTCTGCTGATGGACACCACGTATCCGACGTATGATCGCGTGCATCGCCCGATCAGCGCACAGGTGGTGCTCTCGCGCGCGCAAGTGGAAAAGGGAATACGCGAGATCGAGAAAGCCTTGCCCAAACCGGGGAAACAGGACGCCGAATTGTCGATCCGGCTGGAACCGGTCGGCACGTCGAACGATGTTTTTGATCTCATCGGGCAGAGCAGCTCCGGCGAGACACACCGTGTGCGATTGACGGGCACCCTGTTGCCGGGCGGCGCGCGCGCGCACACCGAAGTGACGCTCGGGGCCGGTTTTGCCTACACGGAACAGAATGTCGCCGCGCTGTGGCAACACTCAACCTCGGTCTTCAAGCGGATGGTGCAGTCGGTGCAGGGAGAAATGGTCTACTTCGGAATCACGGATCGTCTGGTCCCGACGGCAGAAAAACCGCAGCCCGGCTTTTTGACGTATGCGACCGGCATTCCGTTGACCGCGCGAAACGCAGCGGCGCCGGAGGCGTTTACGGACGCCGAAGGGGAACCCGGTCAGGCTGACCCCGGCGCGCCGATGCGGTACCGCAACTCGACACAGCGGCCGCTGACCTACGCGGCGCCGGAAGACGCGGTGTTGACCGACGAGGAACGCCTGCCCATTGCGCCTCTCCCGCCCCATCGCAATAAAGCCGGTGAAGTGATCGTGAAGCCGTTGCGGGAGATCGTCGGCGATCTGCAACTGGCGCTGGGAAAAGCGTTGACCGTCGGCAAGCCGGGGCGGGGGTTGGCTGCCAAGTTCGATCCAAGCACGGGTCAGGTGAAAATGCGCTCGCCGAATGACCTGGATACCATCGCGCACGAGATCGCGCACGTGCTCGACAGCGAATATCACCTGGTCGGCGCGTGGGCGAAGCCGTATGTGCGCTCACCGTATGATGGCGAGTTGGGGCCGTTTTGGGTGCATGGGTCGATTATGTCGAGCGGGCCGAAGTCCACGTTGCGCTATAAGCGCGCGGAGGGCGTGGCCGAGTATATCCGGGCATGGATCGTCAATCCCGACGCCGCGGAACAGGCGGCGCCGCGCTTCACCAAGGAGGTGTTCCACGCAAACGTGCCCGCCGCGGCACGCACGGCGCTGCGTGCCTTCGGTGATGACATTCGCCGCTGGGCGGGGATGACGCCAATCGACCAGGCGATGTCGAACGTGCAGATGACGCCGGAACAGCAGACGCCTCTTACCACGATTCGGGACTTTCTGACCATTGGTAAGAAACCCGGCGAGGTGACAAGCTGGCTGGATTATTTCCAGGCGTGGTTGCTGAACGACTGGAAGAAGCCGTTCAAAAAGAATGTGGACCGCGCCGCGCAGATACAGGGGTGGGACACGCCCGGCCACGACGTGCAACTGCACAACGTGCTGCCGTTGCAAGACCCCACCATTCTGCTGGCGAAGCTCGATGGCTTCGAGCGGGACTTCAATGCCTTCATCGAAGAATCCGTGCCCGCCCTGTTCAAAGACTTCACGCTGGATCAAGGAGACGCGGTGCTGGAAGAGCAAATTCGCACGATGGTTGCCTACGGGATTGCGAAGCGCACGATGGAGAAGGGGGCACAATGGGAGCGTGAAGACCACATCAGCGGCATCGGCGCCGGCCTGAAGGCGGATTTACAGCAGGCGTGGGATATTGTCGACCAGGTGCACGCCGATCCCGCGCTGCGAGCTATCGTAGAGAAGAGTCTGGCGAACTATCAAAAGTTTACACGCGGCACGTTGCGCTACGCGGTAGATCACGACATGCTGACGCAGGAGGAGATGGACCGCTACATCGACCAGAACGAGGAGTATATCGCCTTCTATCGCCTCGCTGACGAAACGCCGCCGGAGGCGTCGGCGGTGTTCCCGCAACTGCAACATAAGCAATTGGGACTGCAACCGCGACTGTTTTACAAGCTCACCGGCGCCGTCGACCCGCTGGAGAACCCGTTGATCGCGTCCTTGCGCCAGTCGCGGAAGATTCGCTACAACGCGGAGAAGAACGCGCCGAAAGCGGCGCTGGTGCGGCTGCTGGAGAGCGACCGCGGCATGTATGACGCGCCAATGGCGCCGCTGTCCGATATCGGGTATCGCTCGACAGAGGACGACAAGCACGCATACAAAGTGATGCTCGACGGCGAGGCGCAATACTGGCACTTTGAGCCGGGGATCCACGCCGTCTTTACGTGGGGAGAAAAGGTGCTCGACCCGTCGCTGTACAGCACATTTTTCAAAGGGTTGACCACGTTACTTAAGGCGCCAGTCTCCATTGCTCGCGGCTTCGCGCTGGCGATGCCGGACTTCAAAATCCGCAATATCGTCCGCGACACGGTGGAGAGCGCGATCAACACGAAGTCGGGCCGTCAGGCGTGGCAATTCATGGGACACATCACTCCGGAGGAAATCAAGGAATACTATCATGCGGGGGGCGGGCAATTCGGGCATTACCTGGCGTCGCCCACGTCCTTTTACAAGATTATCAAAGATGTGACGCACGAGATGCAGCACACGGCCAGCGGCACGAAAGACCGGTTGATCAGCCTGGACACGCTGAAGAAGCTGTTGAAGCAGTATCACGATCTGGGCGAGATGTCTGAGTTGAAGAACCGCATCGCCGAATATCGTGCCAACAAAGCGCTGGGGCCGTCGTTGTCTGCGGTAGATGTGTCCACCGGGCAGACCGTTCCGCTGGACGAGGCCAATCTTCAAGCGCTGAGCGCGTTCAACGCGCGGCAGTTGATGGACTTCGCCGAAGGCAGCCTGTTCTCGAAATTCCTCGACACCTACGGCGTGCCGTTCACCAACTCCAGCATGGTGGGAATGGCGCGCTCGTTCCAGGGCATGTTCAGCAAAAACCCGCGTCTCCGTAAGCGCTGGTGGACTAAATACATCTTTTACGCGCTGATCCCGACCCTGTGCGTGTGGGCGTGGAACGCGATGAGCGGCAATCTGGATGAATACCGCGAGATGCCGGCCTACCTGCGCGATACCTTCTGGTTGTTCAAGCTGCCGTGGCCGGGCGGCTGGCTGCGCATTCCGAAGCCGTTTCAAGCGGGCGTCATGGCGAGCGGCGCGGAACGCGCGTTGGATTACACCAGCGGCAACAAAGATGCGTTCATGGGTTACGGCGGCAATGTTGGGCAGTCCTTCATGCCCTATAACGTGGAAAGTTCGTTCTGGGGGCCGTATAAAGTCTTCATCGAGATGGGGGCCAATTACGATCTGTTCCGGCAGCGGAACATCGTGCCGGTGTGGGAGAAGGACAAGCGTGTCGCCCTGCGCGACACCTCGCGCGCGTCTCGTATCGGTCAAGCGGTGCAAGCCGCGTCCGGAGATCGCTTGGACGCGCGAACTGTCGATTTCTATCTACAGGAACAGTTCGGCGGTCCCGGCCGCTATGCCACGATGCTAACCAATCCTAAAGGCGTGAACGTGCCGACCGGATTGAATATGATAACCGGGTTATTCACCAACGCGCCGGGATCGAATGCGCTGCACGTGCAGCACGTGATGGACGTAGCGGTAAAAAACAGCTGGCAGGAGACGCCGGCGGTTCAAAGCCTGCGCGACCAGTTGAAGGCATTCAACGCCGCCACCGAGCGCGAAAAAGAAGCTATGCGTAAAGATCTGCTGCGGAATGTCAAAGCACTCTCGAATACCCTCGACGCGAAGAACACGACGGCAGACTTGATCGCCAAGGCGCATTCGGCGGACGAAATGAACCGGGTGCTGCAGCGCGCGGGCATCGAACCGTTGACCGACTTGGAGCGCATGCTGTCGATCATTGAGCTTCGGAACGTACAAACAAAGGCGCTGGGGCATTCCATCGAACCGATCGATGATCGGCAGACAAAGAGCGAAGCGGCGTATCGCGCGGCGACGACGCGGGCGCTGATCAAAAAAGCGAGACAAGCGGGGAGGTAAGTCGATGAGTGAAGTGGCGAACCTGGCAGGCCAGTGGGGCGCGCCAGCGGGGCTGTTGCTGATCGTGCTGTTCGGCGGCTATAAGCTGTTCCAGTACGTGCTGGAGAAAAACGCCGAGCGCGAGAAGGCGTTGATGGAAAACCAGCAGACCATGGTGCCGATGATGCAGCAGCTCACCGACAGTTCCCGCACCAACACGGAATTGCTGGTGCAGATTCGCGACTCCGTAGTGTTTTGCGAGCCTCGGCGGACGCGGCAGCGCGACGTGAAAGAAGGGGGTTAACGTATGTCCAAACTGATTGCCATCGATCCCGGCCACGGCATCGACACGCCGGGGAAACGCTCGCCGGCTAACCTGGGCACGCCGATCCTGCGCGAATACGCGTTCAATCGCGAGGTGGCGCGGGATCTGCTGGCGGAACTGGAGCACAGCCGGATCGCCGCCATGTTGACGGTGACCGACGATTCCGACCCGTCACTGGCAGAACGCGCGCGCCGGGCGCACGCCGCGGGGTGCAAGCTGTTCGTGAGCGTGCACGCCAACGCCGGCGGCGGCAGCGGCATCGAAACCTTCCATATGAAGGGCGACGAGAAGGCGCAACGCCTGGCACGGCTGGTGCAGACGGTGCTGGTTCGCGTTACCGGCCTGCCGAACCGCGGACTGAAGACGAAGATCAGCGTGAGCGGCAAACCGAGCAACTCCGGCGTGCTGCACCAGGCGCAGCAGCTCGGCATGTCCGCATGTCTGTGCGAACTGGGCTTCATGGATTCGAGCGACCTGCAGCAACTGCGCCAGGCCTCTTATCGCATGTATTGCGCAGAGGCGATCTGCGAGGGCATCTGCCTGTACCTGGGCGTGCAGCATTTGTAAAGGAGCAACATGAAGACAACCGTGACTCCGGGCGGCGGTACCGCGTCTCCCGGCACACCAACCCTGTTGACGCCGGCGCAATGGATGGCCGCGGCAACCCCGCCGGTGTGGAAGACCGGATACACCGGCCCGCCGGTGCTGATCAGCGCGCCGGCGCAGAGCACCGCCTTCTGGGCGCAGTGGCCGCGTTTCGGCGGACGTGTGCAGGTGAAGTGCCTGCGTCCGGACGGGCACGACCTGGACGGCGCGATTCCCACGGCGCAAAGCTACCTGCTGGCCTGCTACGCGCGCGATCACGGACTGAACGTGGTGGTGGAGCCGAATCGACTTTTACAGGACGAGAACTACATGTGGAGCCTGGCGGCGGACACGTGGGTGCCCGGGCAGCCGGGCTACGGGACGAGCACGACAACGCCGGCGCATGCCACGCGCACGCCGGGGTGCTGGTCGCCGGCGATGGATAACAGCGTCTACGGCCAAGCAGGTCTCGACATGGGCGCACACGTGACGCTGCTGCGCAACCTGGTGACGGCCGGCGGCGGCGACATCGAGGCGATCCTGCATGACGGTGAAGAGAGCCTGGGCGTCGCCAGCGCGATCAATCCCGCCGCGAGCGGCACGGACCTGTCCAAATGGAGCGCCGATCCGGATTGCCTGGCGCTGTTCAGCGGGCCACCGACCGAGGCGCTATTGTCGCTGCGGCGCGCGGCACTGTATGAGGCGCAATTCGACGGGTTGCGCGCCGCGGCGCCGAACGCCGATCTGCTGGTCTACTACCGCATGTGCCATCCGGAGTTGTATGGCTATGCCGTCAGCGAGATTTGGAAAAACGCGCTGTTCCGCTGGACGGACGCGCGCACGCTGCTGCTCGACGGCTACCGCTACGGCAACCCGGATCTGTATATCCGCAGCGGCACAGACCCGTGGGGCGGCACATACGGCCTGTGGAACAAGGCCACGTGCACCGCGGGCGGGACGTATGTCGCCGGCGACGCGCTGATGCCGTATGTGTCCGGCGGCTACCAGCAACAAGCCTTCGCGCCGATTGACATCACGCGGTACCGCGGCTGGCTGATCATGCTGGGGTTGCTCGGCGCGCGCAGCTACGTGTGCTTCCACAACGCAACCGAGCCATCGACCTACTACAACGCGACCAGCGCGACCGAACCGAACTACCTGCAGCAGTATCAGGCGGCCGCCGAAGCCGCGGCCGTCACGTCGCACTGGTGGGCGCTGTATCCGACGCTGCTTCCCGGCGCCGCGCACCCCTTTGCCGCGGGGCAAACGAATTGTGAAGCCGTCACCAGCGATGCCGGCGTGAAGGCCGTGATTCGCCAGCGCGCCGGCGGCGCCGCCGATTACCTGGTGGGCGTGTGGGCGACGACGGGCAGTAATCGCTACGTGCTGGTAACGACGCCGTTGGGGCAGAAGAACCTGTATGCGCGCACGGACGCGATGCTGTACCGCGTAAACACGCTGGGCGTGCAACAACTCACGCCATCAACTGCCACGAGTCAGAGCGCCGGCGCGGCGGCGGCAGTTTGGGCTTAATTCACTATTCAGGGACTATTCACGGACTATTCAGGGACTATTCACGGACTATTCACGGACTATTCACGGACTATCCGTGATCGGCGCCGGTCCGTTCAACCGGCTGAAAGGGCTACCATGAGTGAAAAGGAAAAACTGCTGCAAAAGTTGCAGACCATGACCATCGATGATCTGATGGCGCGCGTAAACGCCGCACAGGAACTCGTCGTCGCGGGCAACGTGTTGGAAATCGAGGGACAGTTCGGCGCCGATGTTACCGGCGACAAGCGCGACGACGTGACCGGAACGTCGTCAGACGTGGCGCTCGACAATCCGATTCTGATCGCCGCCACTGGCATCTTCGCCGATCTGCTCGATGCCATCGATGCCAATCCGGGCGACAGCAATGTGGAGTTTGCGCAAAAGAAAAAGATCAAGTTGTTCGGGATCATCTCGCAGACGGTGACGTTCCACGAGCGGCTGCGCATGCAGACCGTGCCCGCCGCGCAGGCGGACGACTGATCCCCGCCGGCTGCAACCGGCCTATCCCCGCGTGTCCCCACAGATGCCCGCCGGCGCCCGCTGGCGGGTATTTTATTTGCCACTTTTTTGCCACTCTGTATGTTTATAGGTATCAATTGGTATCGGTTAATATCGGTGGTGCGAGAGTATAAGTGGTGCCCCCGAGGTGAATTGAACACCTGACCTACTCCTTAGGAGTCTGTAGTCAGGGAGCGGCTTTTGAGCGTATATGTTGGTCGGTGGCAGAAGATTCTGCCGGTTTTTCTGCCAGTTGGTTTTCCATGATAGTGCGGTGACGGTCGGCGGCGTCGCGGATAACGTGGACGTAGATGCGGTTGATGGTCTCCGGACGGTCGCCGAGGACCTGGGCGACTTCGTTAAGCGGCATGCCGTTGGTGATGAGAATACTGGCCGCGGTGTGGCGGAGGCCATGGAAGCGAATGTGGGGGAGCCCGGCATTGGTAAGAAAACGTGGCCAGGCGCTGGTGAGGAAGTCAGGACGGAGATGGGCGCCATCAGGCCAGGTGAAAATGTAGCCGTCGGGGTGCATGCCACATTCGCGTTTCCACGCTTTAAGCAGCTCGACCAAACGCTCGGTGGCGGGAACGGTGCGCAGTCCGCTGGCGCTTTTTGTGGTCTTTACGTCCTGGCCGCCTGCCCGCCGATACACGCTGCGTTCGACACGGATAATCTTCTTCTCCCATTCCACATCGCGCCAGCGCAGGCCGCAGATCTCGCCACGCCGCATGCCGGTAGTGAGCGCCGTGGTGAAGGCAACACGGAGGATGAGGGGCTGCCCATCGAGCTTCTTATATATCTGCTGAACTTCCTCGCTGCGCAGGTAGACGACGGATGCCTGTTCCTTGGCCGGCGGGCGCACATTGTCGACCGGATTAAGAGTGAGCAGACGCTCGTAGACGGCCTGGCGGAAGATCATATGCAGGAACCGGTAATACTTGCCGAGGGTCGCCAGTCCGACCTTGCCTTTGCGATCATCCAAGCGCTTACCTTCTCGAAGATGTTTGAGGAACGTGGCAATGTCGCCGGTAGTGATGTCCTTCAGCTTCAATTTGCCGAGCTTGGCAGCGATCCGGTTGCGGTGCATGGCGTGGTAGAGTTCCTGCGTGCGAGCGGCCAGGGGCTTTTCAGGATGGGCAAGGTATTCCTCGATCCACGCGGAGAGGGTCTTCGCGCTGCCCGCCGGGACCTTCGCCTTTTCCGTAAGGTCATGCTCGACGCGGTTGGCTTCGCGTTCACTGCCGTGGACGCGCTTTGAGGGGCGGCTCCGTTTGCCGTCGGCGGTAAAGCCCGCCGATATCTGCACGTCCCAGAGGAGACGGCCGTGCTTGTCGGTGAGCTGGTTGCCGTGGTTATCGCGGACGGGAGTGACGGTCATGAATCAATCTCCGCGTATAATAAATCCTGGTCCTTCCATGCTGATGCGCAGGAGGGCAAACTCACAAATAATCAGCATGACATACGCGTAGGCGTGATCACCACCATTAGTTAGTATCAGGACACCAAGGAAGACAATCATACCTGCGGCCATTGTCCATGCACACATCGTATCCCAGAAAGCAGGCGTCTTTGCAGACAGCCATTTTCCGAGCAAGGGCGTGGTAGCGAGGATACAGATAGCGAGGAGATCGTTCAGCCAGGACCATCCCTGGCCGTCGGCTTCCAATATCATGCGCATAACGGGCTGTGCTGCCCAGGCGCTGCGGTATTGCAGATAACGAATCGGAAAGAGGTAGACCATCGAAGCGAGGAGGACCAGCATAAGAAGTAGTCCGAGAATTTCTCTCTGTCGTTTGTTCATGTGGTCCTCCGTTCTGTATTGCGGCGGCGGTATTCTTCGAGGCCGAGGATAAGGACTTCGATGAGACCGGCGACCATCACCTCCGTCATGTCCGGGCGATATGGCGGCGGAGTTTCGCGCGCGACTTCAGGCTTTGGTACGTCTTTGACACGACCGAGCAAAAAGTCGACCGAGACGCCGTAATGATCGGCATACCGTTCCAGCCCGCGTTGACTCACCTTGCCTGTTCGTTCGTGACGAGAAACTACTGTTTGTATTGATCCGATGCCGGCTGCAACTTCCTCCTGCGTTTCACCTCGTGACTCACGAAGGCGGGTGAGTATTAAACCCGTCTCCTCACTCATAATGTAAGTATAGTATAACACGTCACACCTGACTACGCCTGCATCGCTCTATTAATTTCTTAAATTTCCTGATTACCCCTTGACAGTATACCTGATGTGCGATAACTTGGTTAAAACAGAGCGCTTATGCTCTGTTGAGCAATAAAGGACAATCCATTGGAATCGTTACTCATTTCCATTACTGATGCTGCGAAGCTCGCTGGCGTGGGCCGAGACACGGCGTACCGGCTGGTGAACACTGGCGTGTGGCCGTCGGAGGTGATCGGCAAGCAGCGCCGGGTGCCGCGGTTGTGGATTTTGAACCGGTATTCGGGGGATGTGTTGGCGAAGTTGCCGGACGCGGCGATTCCCCAGGCGGCAGAGCCGGCAGCGATCCCAGGGGGCGGCGATGCGTGAGGTGCTGGAGCTGCCGGAGGTGTTGACCCTGGAGGAAGCGGCGGTGTTTCTGCGGATCAAATGTACTCGTCCCGTTCGTTCATGCCGAGATATGATTGTCTGCTCTGATCCGATGGCTTCTGCGACTTTTTCCTGTGTTAGACCTCGAGATTCACGAAGGCGGGTTAGATTG